GCTCTCTTGCAGGAGAGCCTTGTTTTTTTTATACTCATCGTGAACCTTCAAAACAAAAATTTAAATATCTACCTACAAGATTTTTGAATCAAGGGTTAAAATAATATTTAGATAGGTAAAAATTACCTAGTTAGATGAAAAAAACCCCTTCATCAGAAGGGGAAAATATAGGATACAATAGTAAGATTTATTTAAGAATAATGAATCGATTATAATGAATGGAAGAAGATTTGAATTCTTCTAGATCTTTTTCAGAAATTGTCCATTTTTTACAGACACTTTTCCAATTTACCGTTCCATTTTTTTCTATATGTAGAAGTTTAAGTTTGGGCAGTGGGAAAATGCAATTTTCTTTCCCATGTTTTTTTATAAGAATTTCTTTTAATTCTTTTTCTCTTTTTTCCAATCTTTCTTTTTCTTCTAGTATTTCTTTTAGCTCTAAAGCTTCTTTATTAGATTGGCCATCGTAGACAGGTTCACAATAATTAGGATCTGTTGGAGGAACTTTTTTAAGTATATTTTCATTCCAGAAACGACTTTCTTCTTTTTTCATCTTTTCTATCATTTCTTCATTCCTTTGTATTCGGAATAATCGATAGATATAGGGATTAATATAAAAGAAAAGAATGGTTTCTTTTTTATCCATCATAAACATATGTTTTTGACACTGCCATTCATAATCTTTGCAATAGTTTCCCTCTAATACTTTTTCCATCGTTTTAAAAGAAGGATGTTTTAGTTCGGCCATAATGGAATTATCATCACTAATAGCGTCTAAGGAAACTCCCATAAATGGAAATTCTGTACTTTCAAAACATTTTGGTTGTAATGATATATTTAAAAGAGAACTTAAAAAATTTCTGATCTCTTCTTCTTTTTCTTTCCCTTTTTTCATTGCATTTGAAAGAAAAGGCCTTACATCCAATACTTTTTCATTATATACAGATAAAGGAGAGCCAAAGACGGATTCGTTCATAATCTTTGCTGTATCACTAGCACCGATCTTTGTTTTTCTCCATTCATGCCATTTAGGAGTATCCTGTTGGATTAAAACTTCTTTATACATCTTGATTCTCCTTGCTCTTATTGTATAGACGTAGAGCTGTTACAATAGCGTCATAATCACTTTTAACAATATCGGTGATCTTTTCTACGCCATACTCTTCTTTGATCATCTCGACCGCTTTCTGATCGCTATTGAGCAAATCTTTAATAACAAGCGCTTCTTCGGTAGAGATATTCTCATTTGGTTTAATATCGATCATTTCCTGATATTTATCCGGATCTAAATCGTCATTAGCAATGTTGAAGAATTTCATTAGAAAATATTTCATTGCATATGTTTGAAGGCCACCGATTTTTTTAACATCTGATCCAGCATCTTGTAATACTTGATAACGTATAATTTTATCTTCAGGAAAATCACAATTAGTTAAAGTGAATTGAAACTTTACTCGTAGGCCTGGAACTTTTACAAATCCTTTTGTTTTTTCATTATAAATAGAAATTTCTATTTCAGAAACTTCAATCATATCCATATCAAGCCAAATTCCCTGATCATCCATTTGTTGTTTAATTACTCCAAAGAGTTGGCTTTCCTTAGTATAATTATAATTATATCCTTTAGATCCTTTCTTGATATAAGGTATTGATTTTCTTACTTCTAATAATTTTTGATATAAATTCTCAGCAACAATTTTTATTGTTTCTTTTTCTATATTTTTTTCATTCATTGTATTACCTCCTGTTGAGCGATAGGCCGTGCATTATAAGGCGCAATCCCTATTTCATGTATTTTCTTATTGTCTTGATTTGATGACATGTGATATACACAACATGATTGCATCACAAAACAAATCGTTAAAATAAATATTTTCTTCATCTTTTATCTCCAGCCCTCATCGTAGAGGGCTTTTTTGTTTTAAACATTGATTGAATATTATCATTTGTGTATAATTTAAAGCAACAATAAATGTAACAACCTTTGCAACACATGACGTTAGACGACTATATTTCCGAGAACAATATATCTATCACAGATTTCGCTAAAGAGCTTGGCGTCCATCGAGTTACGCTTTATCGCTGGTTAGCCAAAGAAAGCTATCCGCGTCATGCTGTCGCTAAGAAAATTATTGAATTAACACAAGAACAAGTAACGTATAAGGATTTATTTGAATAATGGACTATCTTTTCTTTCTACCCGATAAGCCTATTCCACTTTCACGTCCCCGTTCATCTAAAGGCCGTTTCTATGATCCACAATCTGAAGTAAAAGCAAAAGTGCGTCAATATATTAAAACAATGTTTCTACCACCTGACTTTACATTCATCCAACCACCTTTTGTTATTCATTATACCTTTCATTTTGAAATGCCTAAATCATGGTCTAAAAAGAAAAAAGATCGCATGCACAATACGCCTCATCTACAGCGTCCGGATAATAGTAACCTGGTTAAGTTTTACGAAGACGCGTTTAATGGCCTTATATTCGAAGATGATGCGCAAATATGGAATTATAGCTGTCAAAAAAAATGGTCGGATAAAAACCAGGCGATGATCCAAATAATTGAATTAAAGGAAAACCAAGATGTTTAAATGGATTAAAAATATATCTGAAAAAAGACTTGAAAAAGAAAATAAAAAAATCTTGAAACCATGGGAAGAAGATGCCAAAAGAAATATACATAATTCTACATTAACGACGAGATTATCGATTGCTGTGGAAGAAAATAGAGATCACCAAGCGGAAAAGAAATATAACGAATATTGTAAGAGAAAAGGTTTTTCCCCAAACATTGATAGAATATATAAAAATAGTGGAATGATAATCGTTGGCTCTATTCTTTGTAATGGTTCTTTTGATGAAAGAGCCATTGGATTTTTAGACAATACAACTATTGAATTTCTAATATCTTATAGAGATAAAAATATATTTTTAGAAGATATTGATATTACGATTACATCTACAAATAAAACCGAATTCAAAGTAAATGTCGATAATGAAAAAGAATTTATGCAGCTAATTGCTAACTGGAAAGGCCATGAAATGTTTGAGGTTGACGGATATTATTTCAGGTCTAGCGATATATTAACTATTAAACGGTTAAACTAAAGGAAAACAAAGATGTTTAAAAAATACGGAAATGCACCAATTGAGGATGGAATGGTTTTTCTAGATTCTAAATTTAAAAATGAATGGGATAAAGAACCTGAATCAGTTAGAAACGCTTGTATTCATCTTTTAGAGAAATCTATAAAATCTACTAAACGTCAAATGGATATTGAAATCCTTTTAAATGCTTATAATGATCTTTATAAAGAAGTACAAAAATTAAAGGAGATTATAGAAAAAAATGCTAACACTAAAAATTAAAATAAAGTCAAATGCTTGAACTTTTAAATGAGATTATAAAATAGGATTTATTTATGAAAGATAATAATCGGAAGGAAGTAGAAGAATTATTGTTTGATTTGGAATTAAGGAAATATATTGGAATTAAATGTGAATATTGTGGACTTGTCTATAAAGATTTAGAAACCTTTAAAAAAGCCGATCCTGTTAGATTTAATGATATTGAAACATTTAGATTAGTTTGTAAAAAATGCAAAGAGGACTAGATGAAATGGATAAGCGTGAAAAACAAATGAAAAAACATAAATGCTTAATATGTGAAAAAGATTGTCCAGAACCATTTATTTATGAAACATCTTTTCTTTCTTTTTCCGATATCTGGTTAAGAATATGTTCACATGAATGTTTTACAGATTTAGTTTTTGACTTTATATATGAAATAGATCGACATTATGAATTTAAAGAATGGCTATATAAAAAAGAAAATAAAGAAGATTCTGATGTAAAACATAAACTTTGGGAGGAACATCTTGATAATTTTAAAAAATATTTAGAAGAAAATCCATTCCCTAAAGATATGCTATCGCGTCCTCTTCCTAAAAGAATGAAAGAAATATTTAGTAAAAAAAGTATATTTAACAAAAAGGAAAACCAAGATGCTAACACTAAAAATTAAAATAAAGTCTCATGATAGAACATATACGGAATCACACTTTCTCGATGATCAGTATATCGTATCTAAACAAAATGAAGAACTTACCGCATTAGTCGGAAAAGCCTGCGATAATTCGCATATAGATGATATCCAAGATGTTATCGTCACTTCTAAAGTGGAGTGGTAACTATTTATAAAATAACGATAAAAACATTACCGCTATCGTTTGTCTAAACATCTCGTCTAGGGTTATTTCTATTAAATGAACATGTGAAATATAAGCCATAAACACAGGTATAAATACAAACAAATGAACAATGTTATGACGTATGAATTGCCATCGCTCATTTCCCACAAAATCACTAAAAGCTCTATGCCACATAAAACAATGATTACGGATACGTTCAATAGCATTAATAGGTTGTTCAAATTCATGACATAGCCAAGTACTTCCCTGAATAATCCCATATATTCCAATAGTACTACCTACATACATAGCCATATATATCCCGCTTTATCCTGATGTATAGCCATTTTTTCATCTCGAAGTGTCAAATCATACATATCGCTTAATCTTTTCTCCATATAATTGATTATACTCCACTTCTCATCGTCATTCAGCTTAAAGTCGTTGCATATCTCTATATACTCCTCGCAACTATCATCAATAATGCCTTGGCTTTCGCTATATAGCCTTCCCCAATCGATCGCCCCTAAATAGATATGGATTCGTTTGTCAATCTGATTATCTATCATCTTTATTCTCCTTTTTTAAAATTATTAAAACTTCCCTTTATTTTTTTAGAAAAATATTTATTGCATCTTTTACATTGATATAAAATTTGAGTATATCGTTCATATGGTAATTCATTATCTTCATTAATATAAGTCGCATGTATTCGATGAGTTTTGTATTCTAAATCATGAATTCCTAAAAAACATTTCCAACTCATCTTTATTCTCCTTTAGGTTCTATCTTATATAATTTTATATAATTCTCTAATAGTTCATTATATTTGCCCTGTAACTTTATATGATCTTCTTGTAACTGAATGTAATTATCAAGTTGGATCAAATATTTTGTTTTATATTCCTCTTCCATCTTTAACTCCTTTTTTGTTTTTCTCTCTTGGGAACTGCATCTTGCCTAACACTATCTCAGCTAGACGAAGGAAAGTGTCCCTTAAGATATCATCACTATACCGTAATCGTAACATTTATTGCAACACAAACGATTATGCTTGTACATAAAAATAATATGTATTACTTTTAAAGAAATTACTTGGAATTACTTATGGCTATACATGATGCTCTAACAGAACAAGATGTGCAAACCTTGACTGACGCTTTACTGGAATGGGCAGAGCTTCCAGACTCTGTTCACCTAGCAGGATTCTCTAAAAAATACAAGAAAACACGCACTTGGCTTTATGATATCGCTGCCAACCATCCTACCTTTGATAAAGCTTTAAATACTGCAAGAGACATTCTCTCAGAAAAGTATGTGCGCAACATACTCTTTAATCAATACAACGCTACTTTCGGTGAGAAGTTCTTACCTACATATGATAAGGAATACAAATCGCTGCTAGAGTGGAAAGCTAAGACGCAAGATTTCTTAGATAAACTTAAAGCTAATAAGCTAGCAGACTCGGCTGCTCAGAAAGATGACCAAAACTGATTACGAGCTATTCTCTGATCTTTCTTGGCGTATGAACCATCTTTACCGCATTATCGATAAGAACGGCAATTCAATCCCTTTTAAGCTTAATGCAGTGCAACAGCATGTATTAGATAATCTTCATAACCGCAACTTATGCTTGAAAGCAAGACAATTAGGGATGAGTACATTCAGCGTAATATACATGTTAGATAAAGCTTTATTCGTTCCTAATTCTTCATGCGGTATTGTCTCTTATTCTTTAGAACATGCTCAACATATATTTAAGCGCATTATCGGCCATTCTCTTGATACACTATATAAGGATATACAAAGAGCAATCCCTATCAAACAAAGATCAGCACGTGAAATAGTCTTCGGTAATGGGTCTTTTATCCGCGTAGACACAACACTTAGAGGAGGAACTTGTCGGCACGTTTTAGTATCAGAGTTTGGTAAGACGTGTGCTAGAAATCCGGTTAAAGCTGAAGAGGTAATAACAGGAACATTGCAATCCGTGCCTATTGACGGAACGGTAATTATTGAGAGTACAGGTGAAGGCAATGAAGGCTACTATGCCGATATGGTTAATCAGGCGGTCATTCATAAAAATGAAGACCTTTCCGAGCTTGAATACAAACTATTCTTTTTCCCATGGATTGCCGAATCAACTTATAAGATGCAGAAACGAATGAACTATGAAGTTGAACTAACGGATTACTTCGATAAATTGGAAACTGAACTAAATACTACAATAACTCAAGAGCAAAGAAACTGGTATGCCTTTCAGCGGTTAACGCTTGGAGACAAGATACGTCAAGAGTTTCCATCTACAGTCTCAGAAGCTTTCATATCTTCATCAGACGCATACTATTTCCAACAAGGCATAGAGAAAGCCCATAAAGAGAATAGAATCATTAATAACAATCTCTATGATGCGTTAGAGCCTGTGTATGTGGCCATGGACATAGGGGTTAATGACCTTACCGTTATTGTATTCTTTCAGGTTATACATGGAGAGATACGAATAATTGATTATTATAAGGATAACAATAAAGGAGCAGACTTCTACTGCAAATTCCTACTTAACGAAAAGCCGTATATTTATCGCACTATTTATTTACCCCATGATGCTAGAAAAAGAGATGGCGTAATAGTAGAAAATACATGGCAAAGAGAGTTTACTAAACACTTTTCTCATGCGGGAACACATGTTGTGGTATTAAAAAAAACTGATGAAGCTATCAATATTTCAAATGCAAAAATTAAACTGGATCGATGTGTATTCAATCTATTAAAGACAAAAGAACTTATTTCCTATTTATCTAAGTTTAGAAAGAAATGGTCGGAACAATATGGCAAATATCTAGATGAATATTATCATGATACATCTTCTCACTATGCTTTTGGCTTTATCTATGCGATGCAGGCAGTTAATAAGATAGAGGCATTAGGCAGCACCGATAATGCGTTAGAAGAACATCGTAAAGCTGTAGATGCTAGAAGAAATTTTATATGATAATTCTAAAAAAATCTTTTGGTAGGTAAAAATTACCTATCTAATTAAATTTTTAATTACATTAAATAAAAAAAAGTTTACCTTAACCTTGATAAACAAGAAATAGTACAGTGCAATGTTGCAAGATTATGAAGTCAAGGGTGAATTTCAGCAAAATTGGCGCTATGCCCACGATTATTGGTCTTCCTATAATCGAAATGCTCAAGTTTATACGTTAGCCGCGTCTGGTTATACATGGTCTGATCAGGAATTAAAGCAATTACAGTTGGAAGGCCGTGAACCTTTAGAGATGAATATCATAAGACGTCCCCTGCAATTCTTCTCAGGATATTTGCGTGATAATTATAAGTCTATCGTGATGCGTCCAATAGAAGGATCGGATGAAAAGACAGCAGATCAGGCGACTAAGCTGCAATATTATGTGTGGGACAAAGGCGGTGGCTATGCTACTCATTTGGA